AAGAGTTGATGATGCTAATAAAAAGTTTGCAAATAGTTTAGGCATAAATGTAAGTCAACTTACAGATTCACAAAAAAGACAAGCATTCTTTAATGCTACACTTGAAGCAGGAAGAAGAAAGCTACAATCATCAGGTGAGGAAGTATTTAGCACAACGCAAAAGTTTGAACAATTTGAAGCTGCTGCCTCTAATCTTGGAGTTAGAATTGGTGAATTAGTAAATGTGTCTTTGATACCTCTTATAGAATTTCTAACAAAAGTATTCAATGCTATAGATTTAGAAATGCTTGCATCACTAGCTACTGGATTAGGTGTAGCAGCAACTGCGTTTGGTGTATTCAAAATTGCAACAATAGGTGCAACAAAAGCACTAAAAGGCATAATGACATTTTTAGGTGGTACAGGTGCTATATTACCAATAATAGCACTTGGTGCTGGGATTGGATTGCTTATAGAACAGTTTGGGTTATTTAAAGGAGAGTTTGATGAAGAACCTGTTAATAACTTTGAAAAAGCTGTAAATCAATTAACTCTTGCAGAAACAAAACTAGCTTTAGCACAAGAAAAAAGGTTTCTTAGTTCAGCTGAAAAGGTAAAAGATGCTTTAAAATTTGAAAATATTGGAGAAGCTAATGTTCCTGCTGATATTTCCACATTATTTGCTAATATTGGTGAGGAATTTGGATTAATAAAAAGAGAAGCAACCGATGCTAATACAGCAGTTATGGGTATAGTGGATTTAGACGATGCAAAAATACAAAAATCTAAAGAAGAAATTCAACGCTTAGAAGCTCAAATAAAACTTTTCACCGAAGCAGGAGTAGAATCGTCAAAAGATTTAGAAGATTTACAAGAAAAATTTGGTGGATTGTACCAAAAAACATTAGAAGGAAGAAAGGCAAATCTTAAAGCACAAATTGAAGAAATAGAAAATAATAAACATACAATCACTGATGATAAAGAAAGAATAGCAGTATTAGCCAATCTAAATAAACAATTAACAAACTTAGACCCAGCATTTAAATCGACATCGACACAAATAAGAAGTATGTCAAGTGCTTTAGCATCGGCAGCAGTTAATGGACAAAATATGGGTAAAGCTGTTGTTAATTCTCTTAAGCAAATAATAGCTACATTTTTATCTAACAGATTAGCCTTTGGCATTTTAAGTGCTATATTCCCAACAGCAGGATTGGTTGCACCCACCCTTTTTGGTGCAGAAATATTTCATAATGGTGGTATGGTACAATCTTATCATGGTGGTGGAAGTGCAGGTAATGTGCCAGCAATATTGCAAGAAGGAGAGTTTGTTATGCGTAGAAGTGCAGTTGAGTCTATAGGGCAAGAGAATTTGAACAGAATGAACAGAACAGGCTCAGGTGCAGTAAACGTGACATTTACAGGTAATGTTATGAGTCAAGATTTTATAGAATCTGAAGCCATACCAGCAATTAAAAAAGCAGTACGTAGAGGTGCTGATCTAGGAATTAGTTAATGTTAGAATTACCACAGAAGTTTGAAAACGACATACAGGGCAACACAACTAATCTTATACCTTTAGTTGTAATTGATAATCGGCTTTTCCTATCTACCAATGAGTGTTCTTTAGATAATCACTATTTACCCTTACTGAGTAGTCTTGGATCGATTAGAGAGTCTATAGATATATCAGATAAAAACTTCCAGACATCTAATGTTAATTTAGAGTTTTATAATTACGAATATCTTGATATGACTTTATCTCATAAATTGTTTAGCCCATCTGTTATGAACAAGCCTCTTACTATATACTTAAAATCACAATCGGCTGAAACTCTAGATGATTGCTTAATGATTTATACAGGCTTTATACGAGATATACAAGAAAACAACAAAATAGTATCTATTGATGTAGAAGATAAAACGCAAGATATTTTAGACATAGATTTACCTCAAGAGTTTGTAAGAGATGACATTGGATTGCCAGAAAAATATAACAACAAAAGAGTTCCTTTGGTTTATGGTTATGTAGATAAAGCACCTTGTGTATTCTACAACATTATAACAAGCGACCAAAGTGGTGGATATAAATTTTCAATCACACCAGACAATTCTTTTTTAAATCAAGTAATTAGACCTTATGTTTTTGTTGATGATGTTTATATGGAAATAAAACAAAATGCTAATCTTTTTTCAAACTTTTCCATAGGAACTTTATATAGTAATGTTGATACAGAACAATACATTATATTAGACAACAAAATACTTATTGATAAAACTACTACATCAGACGAATACTCTAACAGCCCATCAACCACAATACCATCTATGCAATCATCACCAATAGGTCATAATTTTGTTGAGGTAATTCATAATGCAGAAGTTATCTTTGCTGGTGGAACACACAATTTATATCATCAAAAAGATGGAGAGGAATTCGTAAAAAATTCTATACCTATAAAAATGTTTAGCGATATAGAAAGTCAAATACCAACAAATCTTTTAAACAGTCCTGCATATTTAGATGTAAAAGACTTTTCAGATATTCCAGATGACTTTTCATTATCTGAGTTTTGGTTTTGGGGTATTGGAACATATGGCGATAATTTTCCTGATTATTTTAATATTTATGGTGAAAACATTATTAACTTTGAAGCAAATGAATTTTGTAGTGAAAGCAATATTTTAAAAGAATTGGCTATAACAGACACAACCAATAAAGAGATAAGAGGTCAAGTAAATTTAGAATGGAATATGGAATCAAAAATTACTGATTTTGATGAACCTTACAACAATTTGCCATATCTTATGTTTCAATGGAAAGATGTTAGTGCGACATTATGGAATATTGATGCAAGTGATAAGCAAAATGATATTTATGTAAAAAATGGAACTACCCAAAACAGAACATCAAGCAATATTTCAAATAATATATTTAGCATTGGACAAAGGCAACTTATTAGTGGAGATTGGACACTTATAGCTCAAAATGGTGCTATGGAGTATCTTAAAGTAAATAATCTAAATTTAGTAAGGCAAGCTATATTAAATAACTTTACAAGCTACAGCGTTTTTGCAGAACTTAAGGGTAGAGTTGATAGATTGCAAAACAGCGTTGGTTTTTATACAGGCGAGCAACAACAAGCAACAGTATCTACAGGTAATGTTGTAGGATTTAGTGCTACAAGTTCTGGATCAAGTGGTGGAGGTGGTTATTAATGGCTAATTTAATTTATGAATCTATAGGCTTTATATCGCCATCTATGATACGATTAAGAGTTAAGATGAGTGATGATACTCTTATGTCAGATAATGAATCGGCTGAATCTTTTTCTACAATGATAAATAACCCTGACTTTCAATCTAATAAACTTGCTTTTAATGAGTTTAGGTGGAGTTTAGGATTTGGCAGAGAGCTAGACTTTTACAATGAATTTTGGCTAACAATGAGTTCTGAAAGTAGTTGGGCAAATTTAGGAAATGGAATGGGTGCTGTTCAAAATCGAAGTATGAACGATATGCCATTTCTAGGAAAATACTCATCACATAATCAATTCACAGAAGTTTCAAGTGTTTACTGGGAGCAAGATGATATTTCTGCTATTGTAGAAATAAGCCTGCCAACACAAAATAATGGCTTTCCAATTTGGGGTGATTTAATTAGTGCTAGTCAAGGGCAAAGACCATTCTATAATTACAACAATTTGTTTAATGATATTTGGGGTAATGCAGATTTCCTTCAATATATAGGGATGGCGAATCACGAATTTTCAAGATTTCATATTCCATCATCAGCTATAGATAATAATAATATCTTAATAAGTACAGAGCTATTTGTAATATCGGCTAGTGGCAATAAAACAGGAATTAATATAGAGTGTGCCGAAACATCCTTAATTGATTCACAGTTTGATAATCAAAATGCAAGATTTGCTTGGACACCTGTATATTTTAATAATAATGTTTATGATTTTAGCTTAACCCCAGAGATAGGTGTTGCAGAATTTGTAAATGAAGGAGATAGTGCTACAGTACAGGTATCTTTACAATCAAACAACTTTGCAGGACAAGTAGAAGTTTATTTTTTAGATAATAGTGAATTTAATAATGAAACAGGCTTAGATGGTTCATTAAGTTTAGCTGAAGATTTATCAGATATAGGTCTTGAGCTAGACAATATAGATAAAGCACAATATGGTAACTTTGAAAACACTAAATTACAAGCTAGTATATCAGAAGGACAAGAAATTGTGTTAAATAACCAATATACTGGTAGCAACGTAGATGCAACAGGTACAGATAAATTTTCTGTTATTGTAAGAACTACTAGCTTAGACACTAATTTTTATGGAACAGATTTAGAGTCGGCACAATATTTATTTAATCTTTTACCTTTATCTCAACGATATACTATTATTGACAATCTTACGATTGATGTATTAGATGTTCAAGAGGAGTTCATACCAGAGTACAATCCATCTGAAATAACTATTGAGCAACCTTGCGACATAATACATCATATATTAGGCGAGGAACTGTTATTTGATAAAAACAAAGTTGATATTCAATCAAAAGAGGAATCAAGACAATTACACGAGCAATATAAATCAAACGATATTAATACAATACTTGGGTTCTCTGTAGATAAGAAAATAAAAGCTAAAAACTTAATACAAGATATTTCAAAATCAAGCCAATCTATACCTACTCTAAATAACGACATTCTTAAATTCATTAATGTAAAAAACACATACACAGGCGAAGAAGATATATCTATAGTAAAAGCAGATGATGTTTTAAGTTATTCTTTTAAAAGAACTTCTATTGATGATGTGATAACGCAAGCAGAGGTCAAGTATAAAAATGACTATGGTTTGAATGTATACCTTAACTCAACTGAAGATATTAAAGTTGATGAAGATATTTATTTTAAGACAGGAACTTACAAAAACTATAAAGAACAAAACATTGAATTTAATAATTATTATGGTGTGGCTTACGATACCGAGATAAATCATACTGATAGTTATTTAGTTTTTGAAAGTGATTATATTAGATCAGAATCAGCAGCAAATGCACTAGCAAAGTATTTACTACAATTCAATAAAAACCAACACAATATAGTTGAGTGTAAATTACCACTAAAATATTATGGATTTCAGGTGGGCGACTTAATTGAGTTTGATAAAATGATTTTAGGTAAAAAAGTTTACAATGAAAGCTATGTATTAAGTAGTCAAGACGATATGCCAATTCGATGTGGGCAGTTTATACTACCTTTATTTATGATTACAGAAACGCAGAAAACATTAGATGGCATTAAGATAAAAGCAATTCAGATGCACCATTTAGAAGACAAGGCTCTTGTATGGAAAGGTAACACATATTCATTTGATTTGCCTGTGCCAGATGAAGATGAGCCAATACTATATGGCGATATAAATGGAGATGGGCTAGTAGATGTTTTAGATGTAGTCGCCATAGTAAACATAATAATCAATGAAGAAGAACTAAATCAGCAACAACAAGATATAGCAGATTACAACAGAGATGGTAATGTAGATATACTAGATGTTGTGGGTATGGTAAGTAGGATTATAGGATGAAAATAAAAGAACAATCAATAGCAACGAAAGCAACACTTACTTATGGTAGAGGTGAAGCACTATTACAAACTAATGGTGAGGTTGCAGCCATTCAAATAGATTATATCGGAACTTTTAAGGGAACTAACAAACTTGGCAAGAATTGGTTTATGAAGGTTGGCAGGCGTAAACTTATAATATTTAGTTTAGGAAAAACTCCAATACGAGAATTATTATTTAATTACTCTGGTGAGTTACGAATACTTGGTTGCAGATATGTTGCTTGGGATGAAAAGCTAAGAACAGCTAACATAATAGATTTAAATAAAAACACTTGGAATCAAAACACAGGAACTTTTGACTTTGATGCGAGAAAGCCAGAAGAAATACAGAACATTGAAGTTATAGGTAAGAAAGTTAGAAAATCAAGCATTTAGGAGATAGAAATGGCGAAAAGAACAATACAAACTTGTAGATTTTATGCAGATATACCACAGTATCTAAAATCATTAGGATATTATGAAGGTAGTAATGCACCTGATGTATGGGATATGAACCCTGTAAACGTGAAAGAATACAACTCGCCTTTAGAATTTAATATTAGCAAGCCTAGTATTGAACTTGATCAACTTCTAACCAATATACCTCAATCAACAAGTTCAGGAATGTATGGTGCTGTCTTTGCACATAACCTAACAGACACTATATATGGATTAGATATTAATACTTCTAGCATTACAGATACACAAGAAATAATAAACTATAATTCTTCAACATCAGAATATAATGGATATTCTTTTTGGGATATAAGTGAATCTGTTGCAGCGACTAGTATAAACAAAATTTCATTAGCTTTTTTAGGACAAAAAAAAGTAGGTGCAGTTAGTTTTGGAAGATGGTTTGAGCCAAGTCACTCGCCAGACCTACAAGTAAAACTTATAACAGAATTTGATGGTATCACAAATCAATCCACAGTAGGTGGCAACACAATAACCAATATAAACCACTTAGGGCAACCACATTGGGGTGATTTACCAGCTTGGACATTAGAAAAGCAAGATGGACACGATTATAAGATAGGTACTAACACACAAAGAAGAACATGGCAAGTTAAGTTTAGTTATATGGCTGATGATGATGTCTTTAATAAAGCTAATAATCCTAACAAGTTCTTTACAGTTACTGATGGTAACTATGTGTTTGATACATCAATGGCTAGCTTCTTTGGATTGACACTAAATGGTAATTTAAGATTTTGGTTTTGCCCTAATTCAGCAGGTTCAAATCCTACAGCAGATGATGGCGATAAAGATTTAGAATTTGCTTTATGTCAGATAGACCAAGACTCACTTACATTCAATCAAGTGGCTCACAGAACTTTTGACGTGTCTATGAATATTAGGGAAGTTTGGTAATTATCTTCTTGGATCTTTAACAGGATAGCCAAATCCTGCTGCCCATCTAATAATTCTATCTAAAAATTCAGTAAATTCTTCTTGAGTTAAATCTTTCGTAGATGTTATTTTAAAATGAGATTTCATAACTTCGTGCATCTCATCTTCTGTATCGCCTAACTCTCTGGCTAAATCTCTTAATATAGTCCTATAATAGCCATTTTGCTTAGGAGAACGTGATTTAGGAGCTTCTTTTATATCAACCCATACTTCACCCTTAACACCATTTAAATATCTTTTTAAGCTCTGATAATCGTGAAACGTTAGCGAGCCATCTTTTACTTTAGCTGTGAATTTCATATTATTATTTTGTAGTATGTTTTATTGTTGTCTGGATATACGTCAATCTCTGCTAATAAAATCTTATCTCTTAGCTTTTTATAGCTCATAAAGTGATGTTTTTTATTAACACAATCATAAAAGAAGAAATGTAATGGCATAAAATTATTCCAGAATTTATAATTCGCCAAGTCATCTTCTTTTATCTTTAATACGTTCTTAAACCCTTTGCACTCTAAAAATACAGCTGTATCAGAAATACAAACAAAATCAGGGGTATTTCTAATAGGTGCTGGAACTTTCATAAATTGCTCAACTGAAACTTTCCAACAGTCAAAGCCAAACTTAGTAAAATCAATTTTACGACTCTTTAACAGCTTTTCACAAGCCATCTCTGCTACATTAGCTTTTTTGGTCATTCTTTTTTCTATTGGTTGTTTATAATCCATTAAATATCAAGGTAATAATATCTAAGTTTTTTAAATGCTTCTTTCCATAGGTTTATTTTATACTTATCTTCAAATCTTGTTGTTCCAAGATTATGTCTTTCAGAGTGATGCAATCGGCACAAAGGGATGGCTGAGTAGTGTTTGAGTGTGGGTTTTCTACGATTTCCCCCCATACCGATTGCTTCAAGGTGGTCAGGATCAGGCTTCTCTGAAAAGCATATTAGACAATAGCATCCTCGAATATAATCTAAATACTTTAAAGAGTCTTTATTAGCA